ATTGTAAGATTACCACCATCATATATTCCTGGTTTAGTAATATTATAAAGTAGTTTTCCTAAATCAGAAGATATAAGTGCTTGATTATATCTAAAAGTTATTGTCTGTGTTCCATAATCTGTTGTTCCCATGTTATACCTTTTTATTCCATTGGTTTTGGAAATCTAGTTTTTATTTCTTCAACTTTAGCTATCCATACTGATTTTTCTATTTCCCCTCGTTGAAAATCGAAAAATAATCCATCACTTTCATTTATATAAGCAGATTTTCTTTGAGATATACATATTTCTAAATCTCTATTATATCTAAATTCTTTTAAATTTACAGAAGTATCTATTTCAATAATTTCTTTATTTATAAATTTGAATATTGGATTTCCCATTTCATCTGAAATACATTTATTTTCTATCCATACTGATTGTTCTTGAACTTCATCAAAAAATATTTCTGTTCCATCAAACTTAGAAACAACATGTTCATGAAATAAGTCTATAATTTCATTTTTTTCATTTATTTTTATATATCTTTTCATTTTAATTTCCTTTTAATTATTTTAATTCCCTAGATAAGTTGCAAGAAAAAAGGCATATCCAAGATAGGTAGCGCAACTAGCCCCATCGTCATGCGCTCTTACTATGTCTCCCTTTTTTAGATAGACGGTTGTTGTAAAAACACCATGTAGACCAGTGGTCATATTACCAAAACAAATTATTGTCGATAGAGTGCATGAATTAATTGCAGTTGTCAACTGTGCACTATTTAAAGTAAATCCTAAATTATTTGCAGAATCTGGAACAGTTTGAAAAGAAAAAGTATAACGCCCACTTCGATTTATCGTTATTTCCAATCCTTTAGCATTACCAGAATACCCACTAACGTGATTTTCTGAAAACATATTTCCAAAATTTTCTATAACAATAGAAAATCGCATAATTTTATTATCAGTTGATCCATGCCCAGCATATTCATGTAAAATTAACTGACTGGTAATTCTTTCATTTACAATTTCCCAACAATTAGAATTTGAGGATTGTTGCACAACTATAAAATCTCCAACTTTGGGAAGTATAATCGATGAGAGTAAATCATTCGATAATTTACCGGCGTCTGTAGCATGAGGAGAGATTGTAACTACATCTAATGATGCATCATTTTTTACAAATTGGATTCGTATTTGTCTTCCTAGATTATTAGCCATAAGAGGGAGAGTAATTGTAACTGCCCCCGCTGTCGTATCTACTTCGATAACTTGTAATCCATCTGTATCTGTTATAGGATATGTTGCTTGTTTATATGCTGTTATAGGATGTGATGTTAATGTTTTTACTGCTTTTTGACTAGGTATTAAAACATCACTATTTCCAGCAAAAGTTACGTCTGTACTTAAATCTGCTCCATCAACTTGATCTACATTAAGATTTGATACTTTAGTTGTAGAGGTTATTATAAAAGGAGAAGTTCCAATAGGAACATCATTTGTAAATTTTTTACCCCAAGTTTTACTAGCATAAGTTATACTTGTAATTACTCCACCACCAAATACACATTCACCTAAACAAACTTCATTTGTTAATGCTCCAGATCCAGATGCTCTTTGATTAAAATCTAACCAATCTTCTGAAACATCTTGCCAAGTATACGTAAGTGCTATTACTGGTGTAGATTCTGTAACTGTTATATTTACATTCGCTCTAGTTTCAATTCTTACAAGTTTGTCTGTACTTGTATTTATATATATAACAAAGGGAGCTATTGTTATTCCTGTACCAGAATAAGTAATAAGACCACCTTTATAAACACCAGGAGTAATTGCTTCTCTAAGAAGAGTATTAAAATCACTTCCTTTTGCTGGGTGTTTATAATCAAATGTAATATATTGATCCCCTAGATTTGTTGCTGACATTTAAAAAACCTCTTATTTAAATAATTTTAAATTCAAATTTTAAGTTATTATACATTCCTTCATCCCATTGAACTTTTGGAAATGTACTATATAATACACAAGTTCCTGACATATTTATAACAGCTAATTCAGTAAATTCTGTTATTTTTTGCATTTCTGTTATTAATAATCTAAAAGTATAGTTAATATCTGTTTCTATTATTTTATTAGTACCACTTCTATAATCCCATGAAAAAGAGTAATTATTTACATCAGTAATCGATGTAGTAATTACTGAATGTGCGCTTGTTCCAAATCTTATACCAGACCAATCAGTAAAAGAATTTTCTATTAAAATATTTTTTTGTATTGCTGTTGCTACTCCTAAATAATCTGTCCAAGTTTTATTAGTGATTGAATGATCAGAATTTAAATCAAAATGTAAATATGGTTCATAATAACATCTATCTGTCATTCTTTTAAATTGATCTATATCACTTTTAAGAACTTTAAGCGTATTTAAAGAAATAAATTCTGTCGCAGATTCAACAAATTTATGCGTATAATTAAATAACATGTTTCTTGTTAATGAATATAAAGTAGAAGATCCATCCAGTGTTGGAAATTCATAAAAATCTAAATATGATTCTGCTAATTCAGTATATGTTCCTATAGATATTCGATATAAAGTGTCCATATAATAGAATGGAGAGTTATCTAAATTAATATAATTGTCTAAATTAATAAGACTTCCCATATATGTATAATTTTTATCTTCTCTATCTAAAGTAACTGTACCTTGTACATCTGATCCAATTAAAGTTTCATCTCCAATATATTTATCTAAATTATTATCATAAATAATTGAATATCCATTTGCTATTATATTAAATGGAATTCCTTGTAATTGATAACAAGTTGGAGTTGTTTTTGTTTTTAATCTTGGAATTAAAAATAACATTTCTTTTTTTATAAAATTTAAGGTAGAAGTATAACCATTTAAAGTTTTTAAATTGAATCCTAACATTACAGCTAAATCCCTTAATTCTTGTTCTGTAATATTATCAAAATCATATTGATTAAAAATTGCTTTTATTTTATCATTTTTAATATCTACATAAATAGATTGCCATACTTCAGTAAGAGACCCCCATTTGGTCTCTTGCATTACTTTTGGTATAAATTTTTTAAATGAAAAATTCACTTAATCATTCTCCATTAAGATATATAAGATAAATCAGCATTAATGAATGAATCTTCAATGTCTGTTATCTGATAAAAATATGGAAGTCTAATACTATTTTGTTGAGTTGCTGGAGTATTACCATCTTGCATTTTATATGAAATAAATATTTTATATCCTAAAGGATCAGAATCTCCTGGATCTGCAATACCATATATTACATGAGTAACATCTGCTACAATTTCTGCTATTGTAAATGAAACTTGATTTGTTGAATATGATACAAAACCTCCAGTTATTGTATATCCATTCATACCTAAAATAGTAATTCCTGAGGTATATGCTATTTGTAAAGGAGCAACCCAAGCATTTGCAATTTTTCGTTTTATCCAAATTTCAAAACTATCAAGAACTAAATAATTTTGTTTATCTAAATTAGGGGTGTCAATAGAAGTATAACTTGGTTTTAATTTTAAATTACTTGTTATTATATTAATATCTGATTCCATATAATAAATTTTAGTTGTATGATAGATAATATTTGGTATTTCATCAATAATTCTATAGAAATTAGATTCATATATATTTTTTTGAAATGTTGTAGTTAATATATCATATTCTGTATTTAATGCTGTTTTAATAGCCGCATCTAATACTGTAAAAGTTTGAGTTAGTGCAATTTTAGCAGTAATATCAAATCGTACATATATTTTTTGCAAGGCTGTATATGCTACCATTTCAGTTAAACATTTTTTAGGTGTTAAATAAGTTACTATAATATCTCCCTGTTGAATGGTAGTTAAATTTTCTCCAGTTGTAGAAACTGCAGTAAAATATACAACATTTTGATCAGATACAGTAGTTGATAGTCCAAGACTTTCTATTGTCCATACAATTGATTTATTTACATAAGAAGCAAGATTAATTGCAGCTTCCCAATTTGCAGTAGATGATAATAAAGATCCTATTTGAAATAAATTAGGGGCATTATTTCTAATTGATTCAATATTTTCTATTTCAGATCCACCAACTATACCTTCATCATTTGTAACATATAAAGTAACTGGAAGATTATCTTCATCAACTAAAGTTGTTACAAGAACAGTTATTACATTACTAGATGTAATATCTCCTGATGCTCCTTTTGTATCTGCATATTTTACAAGAACTCTTTCTCCAGCAATTAATTTTTTAGAATTTATACCATCACCAAAACAAATTTTAATATAATCATAAGCAGCAGAATTTGAAATTTCACAGTAATAGTCTACAACATTATTTATAAGATATAAATTAGTTGTAATGATAGCTTCATATAAAAAATTACCTGATGTATCAACTATCTGAACTTGAATTTCTGTATTATCAGTTGAATCAGAATATACATAAACACATTCATTAACTATTCCTTGAGCAATATATAAAAATTCTTTGGGTGTTCCTTCTTTTACTGGAATAACTACATTACCTATAAATCCAGTA